CGGCGGTGATGGCGGCGATGGCGGAAGCGTCGATCCCCACCCTCCCGTCCACCGAGTCCTCGTTCGACCCCATCGGGACGATCTACGACGCGGACGGCAACCCTATCCCGGGCTGGCACGCGAACCTGCGGCTGCGGCACGAACTCACCCTGGACGAGGAGGCCGCGCTGGCACCCGTCCTCATCCCCCCGCCGGCGAACCCCGTCCGGGTGTGGGGATGAGGCAGCTGGCGTTGATTGGCTTACTCGTCTGTTGCGCTTGTGATCCCGTGCAGCGCATCTCCGAGAACGCAAGCGCCATCCGCACCGAGGCGCGCACCCTTGCCGACCACGGCAGGGAAACCGGGGACACGGCCGTCGTGGCCGGCGCGGAACGGATCGACGCGCTTGCCGCCGGCATCCACGACGAGATCCCGGGCGTGACCAACAAGGTGCCGGAATGGGTGTCCCTGCTCAAGTGGTGGGGCATCGCGCTGGCAGTCATGGCAGTGACATTCGTCCTTTGGAATAGCGGTGCCCTGACCGCCGTCCGCATCGCCATCGGCTGGCTGCCGAGGCCAAAGGTTCGGGACGCAGAGCTGGCCGCGGCCATGCTCGACGACAGCAAGCAGGAGAACCCCAGGGAGTACGTCGCGGCAAGGCGTGCCGCCGATCCCGCATTCGACGCCGCTTGGCGCAAGATCAAGAAGGAGACACCATGATCGAAACCATCCTCACCGTCGCCGCATTCATCGCCGTCGGATACGTCGCCGGCAACGTCTTCCCGATGTCCTGGGTCATGTCCAAGCTCGGCAAGGGGACCAAGTGAGCGAACTGAAGGTCAACAAGGTCACGCCGGCGACCGGGACGCAGGTCGAGCTGGAGGCAACCACCGTGCTCGTCGACGGCACCATGCGTGCGGGCACCATCAACGGCCCGAACACGACCACCGGGGTCGCACTTCAGTACAACGGATCGACCAAGATCGCGACCACGGCGAGTGGCGTCCAAGTGACGGGCACCATCGACGCCACAAACTTCACCGGCAACGGATCCGGCCTGACAGGCGTAGTCGCGGCCGGCGTCGGCGGAACCAGCAGTGCAGGCGCCCTCAGCCTGATCTCAGACAGCGGCAATGCCGGAACAGCCGGCGACGACATTGTCTTCACCACGGGAAACCTCGTCCGTGGTCGGGTCGAGCGCGCGACCGGCAACCTGATCGTCGACACGACCACGCTCGTCGTCGATGCCCAGAACGACCGCGTCGGCATCGGAATGGCAAATCCAGCCACCACGCTTGACGTGAACGGCACGATCACCGCCAGCACGATCAACTGCACCGGGACATTCACGGCCGGGACGTTCAGCCCGAGCAGCCTGTCGGCAACGACCCTGAGCGCCACCACGGGAACGATCACGACGCTGACGTCCACCGGAACCTCGAATCTCGCAGCCGTCAACGTGAGCGGAAACGCCAACTTCGACAGCGGTGTCCTGGTCGTCAGCGCGGACCAGAACCGCGTCGGGATCAACAACGCAGCCCCAGCGGCGCCTCTTGACGTCGTCGGAACGGCACGATTCGGAGACGGGACCAGCCGAGTCGACATCCAGAACTCAGGCGGCGCGGCGACGATCGGCACGTTTGGTGCGCACCCGCTGCTGCTTGGCACGTCAAACACGGAGCGAGTTCGCATTCCGGCGGATGCATCCGGCATCCAGTTCCCGGCGAGCCCCGTCCTGTCGTCCAACGCCAACACGCTCGACGCCTACGCGGAGGGCACCTATACCTTCGGGGCCCAGGATTTCGGCGGCGTGACCACCAACGGAACGTATGCGATCAGCTCCACCGAGCGCACGTTCCAGTGGACAAGGATCGGAAACATCATTGCGTTCCGCTGCATCCTGACGCTTACGGCAAAGACGACCGCAGGCACCGGGCAGATGCGCATCCGGTTTACGACCGGAACAGGGTCTGCTCCTCCATCCGTCACCTACGGATTCACGGCCATGCAGATGCTCAACTTCCCGAGTTTGGCATCCGTCGCTCACATGGCTGGATGGCAGGGAACGCAAATTCTCCTGTACAGAAGCCAAGCAGCGTCGGCCACCAACCTGACCAACATGGCCGACGCCGATGTCGGCGCCACCTCCAGCTTCCGGTTCTCCGGGATTGCGTTCATCTGATGGAAAAGCTCGACGCAGTAAACAACGTGCTACGGCGGGTCGGCCTCCCGCCCGTGTCCCAGCTCGACGGCAAGGGGATGTCCGCCGCCGCGCACGCCGAGCGGTTCATCGACGCTGCAAACAGGTCGTGCCAGGCACGCGGATGGCATTTCAACACCCGCCGCAACGTCCTGCTGACGCGCGACCCGGACACCAACAAGATCGCCGTCCCAGGGCAGACGTTCCACATCGACACCGACGGCCAGAGCCGGCACGTCGACGTCACCGTGGTCGGCGGAAACCTGTTCGACCTCGAGAACAACGTCGATACCTGGGCGCAGGACCTGTACGTCACCTACGTCGCGTTCACCGACTTCACCGACCTGCCGGAGGCGTTCGCCGACTACGTCGTCACCGAGGCGGCGTACCAGTTCAACCGCTTCCACAAGAAGGACCAGGCGCTCGACTCCATGCTCCGTGACGAGCTGAGCGTCAGGTGGGTCCGCCTGCGGCAGTCCGACAGCGACCTCGGCGACGTCAACGTGCTCAACACCTCCGAGATGAACCAGTTCCGCGGCCGTCCGCGGATGAGAGACAGGAGCGTCTTCTGATGCCAAACGGAATGTCCAAGCTCGATGCAGTGAACATGGTGCTGGCCGGGATCAACGAGTACCGGGTGGTCACGCTCGACACCGGAGGAACCTCGATCCAGTCCGACGCAGAGCGGTACGTCGACGATTCCACGCGGTACTTCTGCGCCATGGGCTGGCCGTGCAACACGCGGCGGTCCGCACCGTTCACGCCTGCCGGCGCCGGGTTCGAGGTCGCGCTGCCGGAAGCGATCCTGCGCGTGCGCGCCGCCGGCCCGGACCAACACAGGAACCTCGTCATGCGCGGATCCAAGGTCTACGACGCAGACCGCGGCACGTTCAACTTCGGGAACACGGTCCCGGTCTACCTCGACGTCGCCGAGCAGCTTCCGTTCGAGGACCTCGACCCGCTGCTCAAGGAACAGGTGTCGAAGCACGCGCAGCAGCAGTTCGCGCGCCGCTTCAGCTCGAGCCAGATCGCCGACGCCATGATCTCGCAGGAACTCGGCATCGTCGACAGCATCAACCCGCGCGAAGGCACGTTCGTCTCGCGCCCGCTGTTCATGCAGGAACGCCAGCAGCAGCAGCAGGGCTAAATGGCGACCAAGCCGTACTCGCAGCGAATCCCGTCCCTGCACAACGGGATCTCGACGCAGGCACCCAGCAGCAGGTTCCCGAGCCAGGTGGCGGACGCCGAGAACGCCCTGTTCAGCGTCATCAATGGCGTGAGCACCCGGGCCGGAACCAGGCATTTCGTCACCATTGACCACGCCGGATCGGACACGGTGTCGTGGTCGGCGGCGAACTTCCGGATGCACCGGATCATCCGGGACGAACTTGAGCGTTACTCGGTCGTGTACGGACGAACCCCAGGCGGCGACCTCAACGTCACGGTGCTCGACCTGCTGAACCAGAGGAACCGCGTCCAGTACTTCACGCTCGGGAGTCCGACGGCCGGAAACTGGACCTTGTCCTATCAGGGCGAGACGACGGCGAACATCGCGTGGAACGCGACCGCGGCAACCGTGCAGTCGGCGCTTGAGGCACTTTCCCGCGTCGCTCCCGGAGACGTCACGGTCACCAAGCAGGGCGCGTGGTTCGTCGTCCGGTTCTCGGAGACGTACCCATACGACGGGATGCTCGACGTCGGCGAGACGCTGACCAACCCCGGCGTGGACGGGCCGTACGGAACGGCCTGCAAGGTCACTGGCCTGACGGGCGCGGTGAAGACGTACCTCGAGAGCGGATCGTCCACCGCCGACGACCTGCGGATGCTGACCATCGTCGACACGACGATCATCGCCAACACCATGGTGCAGACCGGGACGACCGGCAGCAACCAGAACCTCGACGCGGCCAAGATGCCCGTGAAGATGGAACGGACATCGCTGGTCCCGCCGACGTTCGCGCTGTCCCAGATCACATGGAACGCCGGAAGCGCGACCAAGACCGCCCCGGTCACCATGCGGATGGGATCCACCGGCGAAAAGCGGATCGCCGACATTGCATACCACCGCGGCCGCCTGTGCTTCGCCATGGACGAATGGTTCGTCTCCAGCCAGCCGGACTCGCTCTACAACTTCTTCCCGTTCACGTCCGACACGTCGGCCAACGACGCAGACCCGATCGTGGCCCAGATCGGCAGCTCGAGCGTGTCGGTCATCGACTACCTCGTCCCGTTCCGGAAGTCGCTGCTGGTCCTGACCCGCAACGGCGCCCAGTTCGAGATCGGGGGCGGCGACACGTTCACCCCGAAGACCGCGACCCTCACCGCGTCGACGACCTACTCGACGCAGGGAGTCCGGCCTGTCCCGATCTCGTCGTTCATCTACTTCGCGGGCGTGCGCGAGAACTGCTCGGTCGTCTACGAGTACGCCTATGACGACGTGCAGGTGTCGTACCGCGCGTCGAACGTCACGCAGCACGTCGACGGGCTGCTTCCGACCTCGATCCGGACGCTCACCGCAAGCGACAACAACGACACCCTGATCGTCGTCCCGTCAAACATCGCCCCAAACCAGGGATCCACGGTCACCTCAAACGACATCGGCGGAGGACCATGGTCAAGCCAGACGACGTGGAACGGTCTTTCGGTTCCCGGGCCGGCGCACATCGTGACCATCGCCGACGGCGACGTCGTGACCATGGATTCGTACCGGAACTCGACCGCCAGCCTGTTCATCTACCGGACGCTCAGGATCACCGACAAGCTCGTCCAGAGCGCGTGGAGCAAGTACACGTTCCAGGACGACCGGATACTCGACGTCGTGATCGTCGAGGACACGGCCTACATCCTCCGGAACGCATACGTCAAGGCAAAGGGCGGCGGGTCCAGCGACGGCAACTACCGACTCGTCGTCGACTCCATGCCGATCGCGGCGGACCCGGCGGCGCCGGCGACGTTCGACGAGCAGCCGCGAATCGACCACCGCCGCGTCGTCAAGGGCGGCACGTTCTCGGGCGGCAACACGACCTGGCGGCTTGACCTCGTCGACCGCGACCTCGACACCTGCGTCGCGATGGTCGGAGGACAGTGGACCGAGTTTCCGCTTGCAGTATCCACCATCGATTCATCGACGGATTGCAGTGTTTCCGTGAATGACGTTGACCTGACCGGGAGCATCGTCGTGCTTGGGCGCACGATGCCGTTCTCGATCACGACCACGCGCCTGTTCCGGACCGACCAGCAGGGGAATGCGACGGTCGAGGGAGAGCTGTTCGTCAACAAGGTCGTCACCGACCACACCAACAGCGGCCCGTACCGGATCGTCGCCCGGACCGATGGCAGAAGCGACCGTGCGTTCGAGTTCGACCCAGCCGGCAACTTCGAGCAGTACGGCCGCAAGTCCGTATGGACACCGGGCCGGGCCCAGAACATGAGCATCAGGATCGAGAACGTCGACAGCCGGCCGGCGGTCATCACCGGCATCGAGTTCTACGGCACCCACAACACGGCAACGGAAGGCTGAAATGCTCCCACTACTCGTCGGCGGAGCCGCGATGGGCCTCTTCCAGGGATTCCTCGGAAGCATGGCGCAGGCGCGGCGGAACGAGGCGCTCCA